AATCCAAAGTTAGAATGGGTATTTTTGATATAGATAACCTTAAAGAAGTAAATCTAGCAGTTGATACAATTAGTAATAAAATAAATGAATTAGAATTAGAAAAATCACTTACATTAGATGTTGATTCGCCTAACCTAGATAAAAGATTAAAAAAAGCTAAAGAAGAATTAGAAATACTTAAAGAAAGACAAAAGGTTCTTCAGCATAGTGCTAATATTAGAAAGTTTGCATCATTCGAACATCAAAAAGAATTACATAAAGGTTTAAAAACTCATAAAGAAATAAATAAAGAACTTGAAAAAAGAATGGCTAATACAAATAGAGAAAATGGGTTAATTAAAAATCAAAATCAGCAAATTGAAACTTTAAGAGATAAAATAAAAAATCTAAATGAAGATTCACTACAAAAAATAAGAACTAAATTTAAAGATATAAAAACAACAATAGCAGAGGGTATTAATAATGGAATTACTATGATGTCACAATCTTTAGCAAGAACATTAGTATTTGGAGAAAATTTAAAAGACACTTTTAAAAAATTAGCTGGAGAAGTTTTGGTTAAAATACTTGCAATATTAATTGAACAAATAGCTAGAATGACAGTTCAAATTATTATGGAAAATACTATGATTGGACAACTAGCTGTAAAACTTGGTTTTGAAAAACAAATTACAAATGAAAAAAAAAAACAAGCCTCTTTTAGTGGTGCAAGTACAGGTGCTAGTTTATTAAATATAGGGTTAGGTTTTTTAGGATTTGCAAAAGGTGGTGCAGTATCAAAAGGTCAGCCAATTGTAGTTGGAGAACAAGGTGCAGAATTATTTGTACCAAACCAAACAGGGCAAATTACACAATCTGCTAGAGGTACAGGTGGTGGAAATGGTACAACAGTTAATTTTAATATTAATACAGTTGATGCAAGTGGCTTTGAAGATTTATTATTTAGATCAAGAGGAACTATATCAGCATTAATTAATCAAGCTGTAAATGAGCAAGGTAGAGGAAGTGTAATTTAATGTCAGGTGCTTTTCCAATATCAACTGCTAAGTTTTCTACATTAGGAATTAAAAGTACACAAAACACTTTAGTTTCAATAACTGATAGTGGTAAAAAATTATCAAGACAAATTGATGGTCAAAGATTTGGATTTACTGCACAAATAATAACTGCAAAAAGATCAGATGTTTATGGAGAACTTATGGCTTTTATAATGAAGCAAAGATCAAGCAAAGAAAACTTTACTATAATTCCACCAGAAGTTTCTAATGCTAGAGGAAGTGAAACAGGAACTGTATTAGTAGATGGTTCACACTCTGCTGGAGATACAACTATTGTTATGAATGGCTTTGCAAACAATACAGCTGGTGTATTTAAAGCTGGAGATTTTATAAAATTTGCAAATCAAACAAAAGTCTATATGATAATTTCAGATGTAACACCAAGTTCTAATTCAGCAACAGTAACCATTGAGCCACCTTTAGTATCTAGTCTAGCAGATGATGAAGCTGTAACTTATGACAATGTTCCTTTTACAGTTTATATGACAAATAATATTCAAGAATTTGGAGTTGTTGGTGCAGATAAAGATGGAAATGCTTTATATCAATTTGAAATTGATGTAGAAGAAGCACTTTAATGAAAAAGTATAAAATAACCCATAAGATAACTGCCGATTTTATTGCTGAAATTATTGTTAATGAAGATCAAATAGATGCTAGTATTAACGATCTTAAAGAATACAAGAAACCCAATAGCAAATTTGAATATACTATGTTAAAAGGTACAGAAAGTGTAACCCAAACTAATTACGAACTATATGACGAGAAGCCTAACAACAGCAGTAAAGAACCAACTAGCGACTAATGATATTAGGCCTGTTCATCTTATTAATATTGGGTTTAGTACTCCTGTTAATATAACTGATTGTTCTTTTCCTTTAACTTCTTCAATATCAGGCTCATCAGTTACATATTCTGCAAGTGATTTTATATTAGATATATCTAGTTTTGATGAACAAACTGATATTACAAAAGGTACAATTAACATTACCTTATCTGGTGTTGATACAACCTATATAGCTGTAGTTCTAAATGAAAATGTAATTAACGATAGTGTTATCATTTATAGAGGAATATTAAATGATTCTAATCAAGTTATAGCTGACCCAATCATCTTATACAAAGGCACAATAGATGGTTTTGATATAAATGAAAACAAAACCCAAAGTTTAGTTAATCTAAAAGTAGTATCTCATTGGGCAGATTTTGAAAAAAAGTCTGGTCGTAAAACTAATAACACATCACAGCAAAGATTTTTTAGTTCTGATGTAGGTTTTGATCATTCATCAGAGATGGTTCAAGATATTAAATGGGGCAGAAAATAATGCAAGATATTATCTCATTATATAGAAATTATAATAAATTTAATGTTTGTGCTGATGAACAATTAATTGAATATTTAAATCCAAGTATTAATTTAAACCAATATCAAAAACATTATTATAACAATGAATTAATAGGTTTTACAAATTGGGCTTTATTATCTGATAATGCACACAAGAAATTTAAACATACAGGAATTATAGAAAATAAAGATTGGAATTCTGGAAATCATCTTTGGCATATAGAAACAATATGTAAATCAAATCTTAATAAAATAATGAAATGGACTAAATCATTTTTAACTAAAAAATTTGGAATAGGTAAAGAAATTAATTGGTTAAGAATTAAAAATAATAAAATTGTTCGAGTTGTTACAAGAACCACAAAAAAAGGTTGGTTATAATGGGTGGGTTTAATCCTTTTAGGTCTGTAAAAAAAGCAATTAGTGGTTTAGCTAAAGGAGTAAAAAAAGTTTTTAAAACTGCTGTCAATGTAGTTCAAAAAGCTGTGTCATGGGTTACACCATCTTTTCCATCATTTGATGCTGGTGGCACAGGTAGTGTAGGTTCGTTTGGCTCATCAGCTATGGATAATTATGAACAAGGCATTATAATTAATAAACAATCTAATGACGCATCTATTCCTGTTGTTTATGGCGAAAGAATGGTCGGTGGAACAAGAGTATTTCTAAAAAGTTCTGGAAGTTCAAATACTTATTTATACATGGCTCTTGCTTTAGCAGAGGGAGAAATAAACTCTGTAGAACAAATTTTTGTTGACGATACACTTGTTGGCTGGTCAGGTGCTTTAACACACGGAACAACAAGAAATTCACTTGCTGGAAAATATGGAACTAATATTTTAGTTCAATGCTTTATGGGTAAAGATGACCAAGTTGCTAGTAGTCTTTTAACTCCTGTATCTGGTTGGGGTTCTAATCATAGATTAAGAGGTGTTTGTTATTTAGCTTTTAGGTTTAAGTGGGATCAAAATAAATTTAGTGGTATTCCACAAGTTAAAGTTAAAATTAAAGGTAAAAAGATTGTAACACTTGATTCTAATTTAAATGAATCATCAGAAACTTTTTCAACAAATCCAGCATTTTGTATTTTAGACTATTTAAGAAATACAAGATATGGAAAAGGTTTAGCAACTACTGATATTGATTTACAAAGTATTTATGATGCTTCGGTTGTTTGCGAAACACAAGTTACTCCATATTCAGGTGGTAGTGATATTAATATATTTGATACTAACTGTGTATTAGATACAGGAAGAAAAGTAATTGATAATCTAAGAGAACTTATTAAAGGTTGCAGAGGTTTTTTACCATACTCTCAAGGTAAATATAAATTAATTATTGAAACAACAGGGTCAGCTTCAATAACTTTAACAGAAGATAATATCTTTAATGGTTATGTATTATCAAGCCCAGATAAAAATTCTAAATTTAATAGAGTTATTGTTTCTTATATTAATCCAGCAAGAAATTTCCAAGTAGATGAAATTCAATATCCACCTATTGATGATTCTGGATTACCAAGTGCAGATCAACACGCAACAATGAAAACAGAAGATGGTGGAATTTTATTAGAAGGTCGTTTTGAATTTCCTACATTAACTTCTCCTTATCAAGCAGAAGAAATGGCAGAAATTATATTAAGAAGATCAAGAGAGGCATTGGTATTACAAATAACAGTAGATTTTAACGCTTATGATTTATTAGTTGGAGAATTAGTTAATATTACACATAGTTCTTTAGGATTTTCTAATAAAGCCTTTAGAGTCTTATCAATAACATTTAATGAAGATTATACAGTAAGTTTAAATTTAGTTGAGTATCAAGCCTCTCATTATTCATGGACTTCTAAATCTGTAATTAGTTCAACACCTACAACAACATTACCAGACCCATTTACAACAATAGATTTAACAACTGTTAGTAATTTTATGTATTTATCAGATACTATTGTTGCATATAATGATGGTGTAATTATTACTAAATTATTAATTGATTTATTTCCATTAGATCAATCTTTAGGATTTATAGGTGGAGAGGGTGGTGGAGAAGAATTAGACCCACCAGACGCATTTTTTGATTATTTTGAAGTAGAAATTTCAGAAGATGGTTTTATA